GTTTCCCAGTCACGATCCACCCCAGAGAGAGGAAAAGCAACACCTAGGTATGACCAAGGTTTGCCTAGGGTTAACCTAGGTTCGCCTTAGGCACGCCAAGGTAGCCTTGAACTTGAACTTGAACTTGAACGTTCCTAACGGAACTTAAAAAACCCTCGTAAACTCGGGTTTCTGTCGAAATTTGCACCCCAAAATTCTCAAAAAACACACACCTAAAAATGACGCAATTCACTATTGGTGATGTCGTAAACGGAACGGTTCATGAGAACAAAAAACCAGCAATTCAATAGGAAATTCTAATCAAAAATCTAACCAATAATTAACAAAATCTATCAACAAAATCACACCTAATTTCAGGTCGAAAAACCGGAACAAAAACACTCAAATATTCAAAAACAGAAACAAAGGGTATATCCTTACTTCGTGGCATAAATCCAAACAGAACTAAAAGTCAATATCTACAGATCAGAAATCTTCGACTAAAGTTCATACACCAAAGGGCAATCAATGGCTAAGTTTTCAAGATGCAGAACCGATGTCGCTACAAAACAAGAACACGAAAAAGGCGAAAGGCGATTAATCAATCATCCCATCAATCTAGAAAACATCGTTTCTATTCAGCGAAGCGAAAACAGCGAGTACCAGTGCCAGGGGATCACACTTGATGTCCCTGCTATCGTCTTTGTCTCCTTAATGGAAAAACCTTACTTCTGGGTGTACGACACTAAAGAGGAGAGAGAGGAAGACTATCTAGCCCTGACGATATCGACGGGAAGGGGTTGATATGGGAAAGCTTACCGACTTTAGAAAGCGAGTTGTCGAGGCTTATTTCAAAATGGATAGGCCTGATGCAGGCGTTGCTTACAGGGAGGCTGGAGGCAAAGGCAAGTCGCCTAACAAGCTTGGTTCTGAGATCCTGAACTACCCGGAATGCAAGGCCTACATGGAACAACTGCAGAAAGAAAGGGCCACTTACGCCAAAATTGACGCCAATTATGTACTAAACAAGTTCACCGAAATGGCTGAGCTAGATCCTGCTGACTTGTTCAATGATGACATGACAATTAAGCCAATCAGCCAATGGCCAAAAGCTTGGCGAACATCGATCAGCGCTATTGATGTGGTAAGACTGGCCAACGCCAACAAAGACAACGTCCAACAAATCATCAAGTCGATTAAATGGCCAGACAAAGTCAAAGTGATGGAATTGATTGGTAAGCATATTGGTGTCGGTGCCTTCAGCGAAGTTAACTATAACGTGGAGATGTCACACGAAGAATGGCTGAAAACGCTCAAGTAATCCCGCCTGAACTGCTAGAGAAGAAGAAGAAGCTGATCACTAGCTTCCCTTTCTATGCGCGCAATTGCCTAAAGATCAAAACCAAAAAAGGCGAAGTCATTCCATTCCAGATGAATACTGCACAGAAGTATGTGCATGAAAGGCTTGAGGAGCAGAAGCGGGAAAAGGGATATGTACGCGCCATCATCCTCAAAGGCAGACAGCAAGGCATATCCACTTACATCCAGGGCAGATACAAGCATAAGACAACCAACACCTTTGGCATTAATGCATTCATATTGACCCACGAAGACAAAGCGACTCAAACGCTTTTCGACATGGGCAAGCGGTATTACGACAACCTTCCTATCTTCATGAAACCAAAGGTAAAGAAGTCTAACGAGAAGGCTTTGAACTTTGGTGCACTGGATTCTGGTTATGCGGTAGGGACAGCAGGTAACCGCTCTGTTGGTCGATCGATGAACAACCACCTGTTACACGGGTCCGAGGTTGCATTCTGGCCAAATGCTGCCGAACACGCCAAAGGGATCATGCAGACGGTTGGCTTGGAACCAGGCACAGAGATCATTCTGGAGTCCACAGCTAATGGTATGGGTAACTATTACCACCAACAGTGGAAGCTGGCAGAAAAAGGATTGTCTGATTTCATTGCTATCTTCGTTCCGTGGTTTTGGGAGCCTGGCTACCGTAGGCCGATCACCGATGACTTTCAGCCAACAGACGATGAACTCGAACTAAAAGAATACTATGGCCTTGATGATCAGCAGCTTTGCTGGCGTCGAGCCAAGATAGTAGAGCTTTCGGCTGATGGTATCGATGGTACAAAGGCCTTCAAACAGGAATATCCCTGTAACCCAGTGGAGGCCTTCCAAGTCACGGGTGGCGATGGTCTCATTAGCGATGATCACGTATTGGCCGCACGTAAGAATAAAGTAAATCCTGGCACAGCGTTTTATGTGGGTGTTGACCCATCAAGAGGTGGAGACCGATTTGCTCTTATTCGAAGAAGCCACCGCAAGGCATGGGGTTACGAGACCTATACCGGCACAGAGATCAACACGCTAGGCCAGCAAGTCGCTGTTTGTAAACGCATTCTCGATACGGTTGATCCGCACACCAACAAAGTTCCAGACATGATGTTTATCGATGCTGGGGGTGGATCATCTTTGGTTGATCGGCTTCATGAGCTCGGCTACGAAAAGAGGGTCAAAGCCATACCTTTCGGGGGTGCAGCACTTAATCCAGATAAGTACAGCAACAAGCGAAACGAGATGTGGGGGGAGATGAATTTATGGTTCAGGAATGAAGACCTGCCGGTTGAAATACCTGACAGTGATGAACTCCATGCCGACCTGTTAGCCAGCCCCTTCAAACGTGACTCGAATGATAGAATTTGTTTATTAGCGAAAGAAGATATAATTAAGAAGTTCGGGTTCTCGCCAGATGGCGGCGATGCTCTGGCATTGACATTCACAGGTCACAAGATCGAAGATAACTGGCAACCACCAAAAGTCGTTAAACGCAACAGAAGCGCCACGCGCTTTGATAGGAGATAACCATGGGCAAGAAGGTTAAAAAGATACTCAACCCTAAGCACACACTCAAAAACCTACAAGACCCCGCAGCGGCCTCCTTGAAAGTACTTACTGGTGCAGACAGTACAGCCGAGGCAATGCTTGATCCTGCACGTATTTACAAGCGTCAGAAGGTTAAGAAGCCTAAAGCGGAGCCAATCAAGCCTGCCCCGTTATCTGACGATGCTCAGCGTCAGCGCGCAGCAAAGCGAAAAGCGGCGGGACGCAGAGGTGGCAGGGCGTCTACCGTATTGAGCGAGGACTCTAAACTTGGCTAAGTTAAGGGTTGATGACCTTAAAAATCACTCCAACAAGCTATTTGATAAGCAGCGGCCAGTAATATCGCTCTTTCAAACGCTTGCGGAGCATTTCTACCCACAGAGGGCAGATTTCACGGTTAGCCACAATACGGGCGAAGAGCTGGCAAGTAACCTGCTGAGCTCTTACCCCTTATTGGTTGCCAGAGAACTTGGCGATTCACTGTCTGCTATGTTGCGTACTGGTCACTGGTTTGACATTGGCACCAATGCGCCTGCTGATCACGATGCTAAGCAATGGCTGCAATGGGCGACACTCCGCTATAAGATGCTGATTGATAACCGTCTTTCCGGTTTTACGCGTGCCACTAAGCAGGGTGATCATGACTTCACTGTCTTTGGTCAGACGGTTATCTCGGTCGAACGCAACCGTATGGCTAATGGCTTGCTGCACCAGAATTGGCACATGAAGGATGTCGCTTGGCGTGATAACGAATACGGCATGATTGATAACATCGCCCGCAAGTCAAAGCCTTGCTACAAAGACATGGTTGGCTTTTTCGGTGAGGGCGCATTACACAAAAATGTCACCAAAGATCTGCACAAGGATTACTTTAAGGAAGGCGATATCAGGCACATAGTCATGCCTGCTGAACATTACGGTGATGATGAACTTGCCTCCTCTGGAATGCCTTTTGTGTCAGTCTTTCTGGATATGCAAAACGATCACATCATCGAGGAACTAGCGGTTCCTAATAAGATCTACTGCATTCCACGCTTCCAAACGATTGCAGGTAGTCCTTATGCTTACTCGCCTGCAACAGTAGCAGGGTTGCCCGATGCGCGTGTGATCCAGGCCATGACGCATACATTGATGGAAGCAGCTGAGCGTTATGCACGACCACCAATTCTTGCTACCCAAAAAGCTATTCGTGGCGATGTGGACTTATCCGCAGATGGCATTACCTGGCTTGATGATGAGTATGACGAGAAGAAAGGTGCAGCCCTTCGTACGCTTGAGCAGGACCGAGGTGGCTACCCAATCGGCATGGATATGTTTGATCGTACAACCCAAGTGCTTTCAAACGCTTTCTATCTGAACAAGATCAAGCTGCCATTGACGAACAAAGAAATGACAGCCTATGAAGTGTCGGAGTTAATGAAGCAGTACCGGCGTGAAAACCTTCCGTTATTCAGCCCAATCGAAGCTGACTACAACGGCCAACTATGTGAAATGGGGTTTGAAATTGCGTTACAAAATGGCTTCCTTGGTTCTCCTTACGATATTCCACAGTCTCTGCAAGATACAGAAATTGAGTTCGAATTTAAGTCTCCAATTAAAGAATCTGAAGAGGAGCATAAGGTCACCCAGTTTCACCAGACCGCTCAACTACTTGCAGAAGCGGCTGAGCACGATCAAGGCATCAAGCACAACGTTAACTTTGATGTCGCTCTTCGTGATGCATTGGCTGGCATGGGTACACCGCAGAAATGGCTCAAATCGGTTGAAGAAGTCATGGGAGCCAGACAGCTAGACGGTATGCAGCAAGCTGCATTGATGGCACAAGAGATGGGAGTGGCGCCGAATGCCTAATAATGATTCGACATCACACATCTTTCATGTAGCAGAAATTCACCAGCATGAAGCCGCAGCATTAAGGGCACTAAAGAAAGGGGAGGCAACACCGGATCAGCAACAAACGGTTTTGTCTCTCATCGTCAATAAACTATCCAGGCCGCATGATCTTTGTTATGTGCCTGGTTCTTTCGATCAAACAGGCTTTATCAACGGCAGGGCATTCGTTGGGCAACAGATCTTGAAGTATTTGAATGTTCCTGTCTCTAAACTACCAAAACTAGAAATAGAGGATCACAATGTCTGACCCTAACGACTTTCCAACAGGCGACCCAGCACCTGCACCAACTCAAGACCCAGCTACACCGCCGGCTGGCGACCCGCCATCTACAGGCGGTGACAACCCGCCACCAAACGATCCACCGGCTCCGGCTTTCTTCGATTCTGCACCAGAGACTTGGCGACAAGACTGGCTAGCCAAAGCAGGTTTCGAGGGTGAGGACGCTGAAAAACGTCTTGGTCAGTTGAATCGCATGACTGACATGCCGAGCGTATTGAAAAGCTACTTCGAAGCACAAGACAAGATCCGCAGTGGTGAGATATCAACAGGTCTTCCAGAGAACCCAACCGATGAGCAGTTGGCTGATTGGCGTCAGGCTAATGGTGTACCCGCAGCTGCAGATGGTTACGAGCTGAGCTTGTCCGAAGGCCTTGTACTTGGCGAAGAAGATAAAGCGATCATGGATGGTGTGTATGCCGCTGCTCACGGTGAGAATATTTCTAACCAAGCAATGAGCGCTATCACCGATGCTTTCTTGAAGGGCAGAGAGCAAGAGCTGCATCAAATCGAACAGCAGGATGGCTTGGATACGCAAAGCGCAACTGCCGCTCTTAAGGATGTTTGGGGACCGGACTACAAAACAAACATCAACGTTATCAACAACTTAGTTAATACTTTGCCCGAATCAGTACGCGAGGATTTCCAAAACGCTCGACTTGCTAATGGTAAAGGCTTGTTTAACTCTCCAGAAGCAATGGTGTTCTTTGCTGATATAGCGCGCAAACTCAACCCAGCTGCCACTGTCGTCAATGCCAACGATGCCAACCCTGTTCAGACAATTAACGATGAAATCAGTACGTTAGAGAAGAAAATGGAGGAAGGCATCGCCGATGGGACATGGCACAAGGACAAGGCTTCCAATGATCGATTGATGGAGCTTTATGAAGCACGCGATAAGATGCAGGCCCAAGGCTAAATCAACTCCAACCCGCTAATAGAAGGCTCCTATCATGGAGCCTTTTTTGATTGACATTTCCAATTAACCCAATCTGTATTATCCTAGTTATGGAATCGACCCCTAAACGCGAAAGAGCGGCCCCGTAAGGCTAACCCGCAGACAACACGATTAGGCCAACTCGAAAGACAACGAACTAACATTAACACTCTGTTTTGAGGTGATTTCATGGCTGATACAGCTTATCAAACGAAATACCGCAAAGAGTTCATTGCCGGATTCGAAAAGCGCCAATCTTTGACGCGTCGAACAGTGACAACTGAAACGGAAATCAATGGCAACGAAGCCACTTTCCTAGTCGCTGACTCTGGTGATGCATCTGCGGTAACACGCGGCGTTAATGGTGACATCCCTACTCGTCCAGACAATCTGAACCAGTACACTGCCACTCTGCAAGAATGGCACGATGTTCCAGAACGTACTCGTTTCAACATCTACGCATCACAAGGTAATGGCTCTCGCATCATGCAAATGACATCGATGGCTGTTATGAATCGTAAGATTGATGACGACATCCACTCTGCTTTGAATGCGGCCACCACTACTCTAACCATGACTCAAACAAGTGCAGCGACCTTCTTGGCTGACGTGCTTGATTTAGAGGTAACTCTTGGTGAGAACAGTGCTGACGAAGACGAGATTTACGCATTAATCACCCCTGGTTTCCGAGCTAACCTTAAAACGTTAGATCAGTTCACCAGTTCTGATTATGTAAATACTCAGCCTTTCGCAGGTTTCCGCAACAAAGGCCGAGCCTTTGAGTGGAACGGCATCAACTGGATCGTTGACAATGGTCTACCTGGTGTTGGTACTGCATCATCAACTTGTTTTATTTACGCCAAATCGGCTATTGGTCATGCATGCGACATGGAAAGCATTACCACTAAAGTTGGTTATGACGAAAAGAATGACAAGTCATGGGCTCGCTGTACCGCCTTCATGGGGTCTAAGTTGTTACAAAACAGCGGCATAATCAAAATCACTCACGATGATACAGCTATCATCGGCGCATAAGGAGGACATGACTAATGGCTTATGCAACTGCTAACCCTCCTTGTCTTATTTCACAACGTGTTGGAGCCTCTTCTGGAGCGCTTTGGTACTACGTGGACGGTGACGAAATCAACACGATCCAAGGAGCCGATTACGTAAGTAATGGCTACGACCTTGGTATGAAAGCTGGTGATGCCGTCATTGTTGCAGCTAACGGTAAAGTATTTATGTGCTCCGTTAGCTCAGTAACGACAGATGGAGCAGCAACTATCGGCGGCGCAGCTGCTGGTGGTGGCGAAATCTTAGCAGCAGCCAAAACACTGGTTGCTGGTGATAGTGGTAAGACTCTGTTCTTGAACTTGGCTGGTGGTTTCACTGTGACTCTGCCTGCACCTGCCTTAGGCATGAAGTTCAAGTTTGTAGTCTCTACCGCGCCCACTACTGCTTATGTGATTACCACCAACGGTGGCGATGACATCATAATCGGTGGTGTTAACGAACTTGAAGTGGATACCGGCGATGACGGTCCTTATGACAACAATGCAGACACGGTTAACTTTGTGGCCTCTGTTGCTGTTGTGGGTGACTACATCGAGTTGGAATCAGATGGCACGTCATGGTTCATGACTGGCCAAACCAACGCAGACGGTGGTGTTACTACTTCTACAACATAACTGCGAGTCAGCCCCCAGCCGATCATGGTTGGGGGTTCTTTTTTATCGGAGACATTCATGTCAAAGGTCAAACCAATCAACAAAAAACAAACGCAAGCGCCAGCCATCAGATCACGTGATTTTGGTGCGCAGGTTCATCAATACAACCAATGGTCTGCACGCGTATCACCAGAAACAACTCTTGAAGATCTGGAGAGTGATACCTATTGGACTCACGTATCTCGTTTCTTGAAACCGGACGATGAGATCCGCATCCTTGCTGATGACTATTCGTTTATCGCTAAGGGTGTTGTTACTTATGTCTCCGGCTCAATTGTTAAAGTTAAAGTATTCGATGCGCACGAACTTGAGGCAGTGGATACAGAAAAGAATTCAGGCGTTCCGCATGGTTATCACGTAAAAATGCGAGGCGTTAAAAAGTGGTGTCTGGGCCGCGATTTACCAGATGGTGAGGGCATCGAATGGTTCAAGGAAGAAATCGCAACACAAACCCAAGCTTTCAGAGAGCTTGATGATCACATGAAAGCGATGGCGTCTTAATCATGGCTATTAGTAAGCTCACGCTGTACAACAATGCGCTGGTATTGTTAGGTCAAAGGGTGCTGTCTTCTGACACTGAAGATCAGCCGCATCGGTATTTTTTAGATAATGCTTATACGGATCTAAGCGCTAACCAGTACTGTCTTGAGCTTACTAAGCCGGTTTTCTCACGCAAAACAACCAAGCTAAGCACTTCATCAACACCGACTGAAAGCGGATATCTTTATCAGTTTGCACTGCCTAGTGATTACATTGGAATGGTGCAGGCGTTTAGTGATGACAAGCTAGACCAGCCTATCAATCGATACATCATTGAAGGCTCGAACATCATTTGTGATTACTCTCCCGTCTACTTGCGTTTTGTATCGGATGACCATGTAACCAGTTTCACTAGCTGGGATGAGTCTTTTGCACGTGTAGTATCAGCCTATCTGGCCAAAGAAATCGCCATGAAGGTAGCTCCAAACTGCATGGAGATAATGACCGCTTTATTCAATGAGCGGGTTGCATCGGTCATGGAGCTGAACAAGGTCAATGAACCTGCATTCAGACCATCCAAAGCAACATCAACACTTACCAATGATTGGTTAAATATTTACAACGATGCGCTGTTAATCATGGGCTTACCCAAGATCACGTCCAATAACGATGACAGCTATCGACGGTCTCAAATCGATGCAGCGTTATCATCAACACTAATCGAAGAACTCTTGGAAGATACAGGTTGGACGTTTGGCCTGACATCAACCAAGATGCAGTACGATCCATCAGTTGAGCCAGCATGGGGTTATCGCAGAGCATTCCAAAAGCCTGCTGATCTTGAGCGAATATCAGGACTGTATTACGACGAATACATGGATGCACCCCTAAAACGTTACCTTGATGAGGGTGACTACTTCTTTGCTGATGAAGATGAAATCTATTTTCAGTACGTATCAACCAACTATCAGTCAACCGTGTCCAGTTGGCCTGCCTTCTTCAAGCGATTGGTGGCAGCGCGCTTAGCCAAAGATTCTGCAATGTCACTGCGTGCCGAGGGTGCCGATCCCGTGGTTGCTGCACTAGAGTTCGAGGATAGAGAATCAAAAGCCAAAGCGAATGATGCAATGGCAGCACCACCAAGAAAGCTAACCAATGGCAACTGGGTGAGCTCTCGGTTTCGTGGAACGGATAGAAACAGACCATGATAGTAAACAAGTTCAATCGCGGCGAAATTGGCGAAAAGGCCTTTGCACGGGACGATGTTCAAAAGGTCAACAACTCCGCTGCTTTGATGGAAAACTTCATGCCTGAAAGATTGGGCGTGATGGGTTATAGACCCGGCACCACTTACCTAGGTGCAACCGCTGCGGCCACCTACTGCGTTCCATTCGTTTCCGCCACTGACGATACAGCCATTTTAGAATTTTCTAGTGGCCAGGTTCGTTTCTGGGTGGATGATGCTTTAGTAACAAGAACAGCAGTCACAACGACAATCACTAACGATAGCTTCACCAGCAACATAACTGGCTGGACAGACAACTCTGGCGCAGGTTCTTCGACTGGCTGGGTGTCAGGTGGATATGCCTCACTCACAGGCACCGGTGGAACCAAAGCCGAACTGTATCAAATAATCACATCGACAGAGCATGATGCTGAGCACGGCCTAAGAATAAATATTAATTTTGGCGAGTGCGTTGTAAAAATCGGAACGTCAGGCGCAGGATCTTCAAATATTTATGAGGGCACACTAGAGCGTGGCATACACTCTCTATCGTTTACCCCAACATCCGACTTCACCATAACCTTTGTCAATTCAAGCACTACACCTTGCTGGATAGCTTCTTGTGAGATCGAATCGGCTGGCGTGCTATCGATACCGATCACCATAGACAACACCAACCTGGACTCCTTGCGCTACACCCAATCAGTTGATGTTACGTTTCTGACCCGTAGTGGTTACAGACCGTTCAAGATAGAGCGTAGAGGAACCAAGTCATGGTCAGGCGTTGTGTATCTGGCTAAGAATGGCCCCTTTGGGAATATCAATATCTCAGATATCACACTGACACCTGGCGCACTAACAGGCATTACCACGCTCACAGCGTCACGATCTTTTTTTAAAGCTGAACACGTTGATACTTTATTCAGGCTTGAATCAACAGGGCAAACGGTGACAGCTTCCGCATCAGCTCAAGATTCAGGTACAGACAATGTATTTGTAACCGGCGTTAGCGGCACAAGAAGTATGTCTTTGGATATCTCGGGAACCTTCACGGCCACCGTAACGCTTCAGCGATCCGTTGACGAAGCCACATGGGAAGATGTCAAAACCTACACAACAGCGACCACTGAGAACTATTCGGATAGCTTGGATAATGCCGAGCTGTATTATCGGCTTCATATCAAGACGGGCGATTACACAAGCGGCACAGCAGACCTCGAGATTCAAATCACATCCGGTTCCATTTCCGGCATAGCGATTGTTCAGAACTTCACGTCATCAACCTCCGTACAGATCGGCATCCTCAAAGCCTTTGGTGCCACCGATGCGACCCGTGACTGGTACCAAGGTCGATTCAGTGAGGTGACTGGCTACCCAACATCAGTCAGATTGTACGAATCAAGGTTATGGTTTGCAGGAAAGAACACCATCTGGGGTTCAGAGTCAGACAATTACTACAGCTTTGACGATGCGGTTGAGGGTAATTCGGCACCTATCTCAAGGACTTTAGGCTTTGGCCCTGCTGATGACATTAACTGGATGGCACAATCAACCAGGCTTGTATTAGGCATTGCAGGCGGAGAAATCACAGCAAGATCTAGTGCTTACGGCGAGGCGCTTACCAACACTAACGTCAATCTCAAAATGCACTCCACTCAAGGCTCTGCGGGTATCGTTCCGGCTGAAATTGATGACAGCGTATTGTTCGTTCAGCGATCTGGCAACCACCTGTACTCACTTGAGCACGATGTTGATAAAGACGGTCACTATGCATTCGACCTGACCAACTTACACCCAGAGATCTGTTCAGCTGGCATCAAGCGTATGGCTGTTGTCAGACAGCCTGAAACGAGAATCTATGTGGTTCTTGATGATGGTGAGGCTAGGGTTTACTTGTTAGATCGTGGCGAGGATGTAAAGGCCTGGAGCAGAATCACAACCGATGGCGACATTGAGGATGTGGTGGCCTTACCTGGTGTTGAAGAAGATCAGGTATTCTTTGTAGTCAATCGTGACAACGGCAGATACCTGGAAAAGCAGGCCAAGCATTCTGAGTGTATTGGGGCATCAAAATCGGTTCACTTCGACAGTGCGGTTGTGTACTCTTCGCCCGGTACAGCAACACTGACAGGCTTAGGTCATCTTAACAATGAAACGGTTGGAGTATGGGCAGATGGCACAGACCTTGGAGACTACACGATATCCGGCAGCCAGATCATTGTGCCTTCCAGCTCATATACTAATGTGGTGGTGGGAATAAGACACACAGCCAATTTCACCACCAACAAGCTGTCTAGATACTCCAAATATTCGGTGGTCAACCAGCGCAAACAGGTCATAGACGTAGGACTTGTGATGACTGATTACCTTCATGAGCGAATCAAAATAGGGCCATCATCCTCCAATCTGTACCCGCTTCCAACCATTGAAGGCGGAAAAGCCGCATCTGGCGTCATCTCTAGCTATGATGAAATCCCAATACCATTTGACGGAATGAGCGAGACAGACCCAAGAATACACATCCAGGCCACCGGGCCTTGTTCCATACTGGCGCTAACATATGACATCAGCGAAGAAAGTAACGATACGACCGACAAAGAAGGGTGATCTAGAGGTCTTTGACGAGGACATAAAGCAGTCTTTTCGTGGTGTTACAGCAGAACTGGACGGGGAAGTGGTTGCGATTACGGGCGTGTTACACACCAGGCCCATGCAGTGCATTAGCGCACTGAAAGAACCTTTTAGACGCTATCCTCGCCAAATCGTGAAAATGGGCCAAGCTGTTAAAAAGATCATGAACAGTTACACTGGTGAAATATACGCCTACGCTGATCCAAGGGAGAAGAATTCAGCAAAGCTGTTGGAGCTGGTAGGATTCGAATATTTATACGATCACGAAGACAAAGATATTGGTAGGGTTTACTTATGGCCTGGGCACAACAAGTAGTACAAGGCATATCATCTGCGCTGAAGGTTGGCGGAGATGTCATGCAAGCAAAAGCCGCAGACGAAGCTGCTAGCTTTAACGCTCAGCAGTTAAGACGATCTGCCAAAGAGACCGAAGCTAGAGGCATCAGAGAGGCCAAGAACATTCGCCGAGAAGGCGACATCTTGCAGTCTGACGCTATCGCTGCATTAGCGGCTGGCGGTGGTTCCACTACCGATCCTGGTGCTGTCAGCTACCTATCCAAGCTTGAAGACATATCTCAATACAACCAGTTAGCAGCCCTTTATGACGCCCAAACACAAGCCCAAGGGTTACGCCATCGTGCGCAGATCGTTCGCTACGAAGGCAAGGTTAAGAAGAAAGCAGGCTACTATAAAGCGGCATCAACGTTACTCGATGAGATTTCTGGTGCCATGGGCGGCGGCATGGGTGGTATGGGCGGCATGGGTGGAGGTGGTTAAATGAAGTTACCTAGAGTTGCAGACGTAAAGCGAATTAATCCATCGGGCCAGGTGCCGTATGCGCCTATGTCGGATGTCAGCATTGGTTCTGGCGTAAAAGCGTTAGGGCAAGCCATTGGTGATGCCTACGACCGTGATCAAGAATACAAAGCAGCCAAAGCAGAGGCTGATTTTCTTGTTTATAAGAACGAGCAAGATCACGCCTACCATGACCGCAATGACTACGAGAACTTCGAGACAGAATACACCGAGAACCTTCAAAAGCGTTTTGATGAAGCAACTGCAAACGTACAGGACGCCAGGCTCAAAGCAGAGCTGCAAAACCGTTATCGGGTATCAATGGCTCAAGGCCGCCAAAGAATCAATGATCTTTCTAGACTTAAAGAGCGTGATCAAGAGCGCGCCTACATCGATTCCATGGCATCAACGCTATCTGAGCAAGGTTCTAGTGGCGACATGATTGCAGCCAGAAGCACATTTCAAAACCTTCTAAACCTTGGTGCAGAAAAGGGATATTTCAAACACGAGGAAGCTGGCGAGATCCTAAGGAATTGGGAGCTAGATACCGCGCTTAACAAGGTTAAACTGATGGCCCCTGAAAACAGAGCAAAGGCACTAGACATGCCTTGGGCCAACAATCTGCCTGCTCACGTTAAAGCGGAAATTAAGCGCGATGCCGAAGAAGAGCAAATGGCAGGCAAGGCCATTGTTACTGCTGACGAGTACATGGACAAGAACTTGACCAGGGCAGAAGCCATGGAAGAAATGGCCAAGATCAAAGATCCGCATCTTCGTAAAGAAACAGAACGCCGATTTGATTACATTTATGCGAAGTCTGAAACAGCCAATTTCGAAGATAACAAGGATAAGTTCAAAGAGTACTTTCTTCCTGTTCGCAGTGGTGAGATGTCGGTCGATGACGTTCCTAACGATGTTCTTAAACAGATGGAGCCAGAAATGGTTCGTGCCTTGTTTGCTGCAGAGCAATCATCAGTTAAGCCGCCACCTCAATCGGATAGAGAAGTGTTGTTCAAGCTATACGCCTACCACAACGGCAATCAGCCACAGAAGGCCTTTGAATACTTCATCGATAATGCCAAGTCTTTGAGCCAGTCGGATTTCAACAAATGGTCTGACATGGTAACAGAAGGCGTCATGCCGCCCGAGTATGACTCACTGTTATCAACCACCCAAATGACAAAGACAGCGCTTATCAGTGCTGGCATTACTCAGAAGGGTGCGCAGGATCAGTTGCTTGGCGAAGTGGAAAAATGGCATCAACGCTATTTTGAGCTGAACCAAGGTAAAACACCGACTGATGACCAGATCCAGAAGAAGGTCGATTCATTGCTGTTGAGCCACAAATCCAGCTGGTTTGGCAGAGGCACCCCCGTGTTCCAAATGGATGAAGAAGAGCGCGTGGAGATGATGCAAGATCTTCAGGAAGATAATGCCAAATTATTCGAAGACGTAAGGCAGCACTTTGAATCCAAAGGCATTGATCCAACGTATGATGAATTCCTTTCTGCTTACAAGATCATAGAGAAATCCCGTGCTGAGTGATGATGAGAAAGCGTTACTAAATAACGAACTCGATACCTTGAGACCATCGGTTTATCAAGGGAGTTTGCGCAACCCAGATGATTTCGCTGAGTCCTTGAGGCTGTCGGAGAAGAAACAACTACCGATCGATACGGTTGAACGCAGCAAAGATCAAGTGAAGCGCATTGAGCTCATCGATACCGTTGATTCTTTGAGAGACACGAACCCTAAGCTTTCTGGTTACATGTCTGACCCTGAACGAGCATCGCTTTCCCATGATGACCTGTCAGCACTTAAAGGCCTGGAAGACGCATTCAAACCCAAAAGGAGCTTTCTCGATAATCAGTGGCGAGGCCTTTTTCAGAGCACTAACAAACTAACCGGTGACTTTTTGGAGTTCCTTGGCAGAACCAGCGACAGCTTTACCGATAGAATCACTTCGTTAGGGATTCCCAATCCAGGCATTGTGTTTGGTGAGGACGGCATTTCATTTACGCTAGACTTGCCAGATGATATGCCGAACAGGATCACTCAGCTCGGTGAGGTGATATCTGATCCAGCTATCAATCCCTATGACTACCAACCTGATTTCACATGGGAAAAGCTAAAAGGCGACATCACACCAACCAATCTTGCTGGCTACATAGCAGAACAGGGCGTCCAATCAGTACCGCACATGCTGGCAGCCCTACACACCTTGCCTGCTTACGTGGCATCAAGAACAGAGGATATTGCTGAAACACGTGTTGAGAACGACAAGCGCACCGATGTTACAGAGGACGACCTACTTAATGCCTTCATTCCTGCAACGCTATCAGCCCTTGTGGAGCGATTCTCCGCGAAGGTGGTGTTTGATGTAGGTGGAGCCAAAACGCTCAAAGAGGCAGGAAAGAAAGCTTTGATGGCGGGTGCTGTCGAGGGTACAACCGAAGCCATCCAAGAATCGATCGAGTACCTTGGTGAAACGGTTGGCACCGAAAAGCCTGTTGAGCTTGCAGAAATGGGTGAGAGAGCCCTTGCTGGCTCAATTGCTGGCTTTGGTATGGGTACAGGCATACGAGGCACCACGGCCACCGTGGAGGCTGTCATATCCAAAAGTGAGCGTGACGTTAAGCAACAAGCCAAGTCAGTCGATGAACAAGCCACACTGGATGACATTATCACCTACGCCCAAGAGGCTAAGACTAGCCAGCGCTCAAGCAAGCACTTCAGAGACTACGTGGAGTCGATTTCAGATCAATCGGTTTATGTTGCAGAGGATGTCATCACTGGGTTGGAAGTTATTCCCCCAGCACTAGAAGAGCGAATTACCGGCGCTGGCACTGAGATTGCCATACCAATGGGCGAATTTCTGACCGAAACAGTCAACGACCAAGAGACACTTGGGCAGATCCGCGAACACCTTAGATTCACACCTGATGGTTTGACACAAGCTGAGCTAAATCAAACAGATACCAGCCTTGAAGACATGGTGACTCGCGCACTAGAGGAAAGACAGACTGAATCTGAGATCGACATGATTTACGAGGATGTCAAAGATCAAATCAAAGCCACTGGCAGACAGGCTGATGTGACGGCTAAGTACAGTGCTGAGCTCATCCCTGCTTACGTCAAAGCTAAAGCCGAAGAGACTGGCCTTTCCCCTATGGAGATATATGAGTCCATCGGACTTGAGATTGTTGGTCCAGAAGGCGTGGTGACTGGGGATGCCCTAAACCAGATTCCAACAACCCAGGACTTTGGCGACGTTGAGATAGAACAAGAGCGTAAAGTTGCTGAAACCGGAGATACCGTTAAAATTAAGCAAAAAGCACAGAAGGTTTTTGATAGAACAGCCAAGCGCAGAGACGTTATTCAAAAGTTACTGGGGTGTCTAAATGACTGATATCATTACAAAAGAAGAGCTTGAACTGCTTCTTGAAGATGGGGCAGAAATAAGCAGGCTACCCAGCGCATTGGAGAACGCTATCGCTGGTTTCAAGCAAGTCATGCTGGAACATCTCGCAAAGGCTAATGAATTATCCACAGTTCACGAACAGCAGATTGCACAACTTCGACTAGAAATGGCTCAGCAAGAAGAGGCTAGAGCCCAGGAACTACGCCTGCTGCACGGAATGATCGGTAATTTGACTGAGCTAATATCTAACAAAGATGAGCCAGATTATGAAATGCTTGTGGGTAAAATCACCGACGCCATAAAGATATCCACAATGACGAAGCCTGACTATGTGTTAAATGTGCGTCGGGATGAAGAAGGGGTGATTCAGGGGGTTACTGCAACTAAACGCGAGGTCATGACCCAATGAAGTTTCTAGTGCCCATATTAGCGGCTGCTCCATTCACAGTCTTTGGTAACGAAATCATTAGCCAGCACAACGAACAGCACGCAGCGGAAGAAGCTGCGGCTCAGCTGTTAAGAGACAGGGGTTGTGTGTGGTCGAAAACAACTCGGTCTGAACGATTCAGGCTGATAGCAGATGGTGACGACATAGTGATACTTGGCAATGGGCTGCGAGAGTCTTGCCAAGAATGGCGGGTTGATGAGCATCGAATCATTATCAATTGGGAGCCCCCAACTACAAGAGAAAATGGTTTTCCTCTTAGCGAAGACGATATCAAGGAATACTGGGTATTCGCCAACGGTCAGAAGATAAGCACTACGAGCGATACCAGCGATACTTTACACCTACCATCCCAAACCTATGAGTTCGCTGTCATGGCAGTGGATCAAGCTGGGCTAAAGTCTGCACTATCAGAATCAATCACGTTAACAGTTGAATAGAGGGTAACCGTGGCCTGGATTAGGAGTTCCGCATTCAAATCAGATAGCGCAGGCTCAGCAACCACCATTGCTGTCGATGAGATGCCTACGCACCAAACCAATGACTTGATCCTTGTGTTCTATGGTAAAGACCATTCAAACGGTGGCACATGGAGCGTGACAGGGGCTACGGGCTTCACGCAGATTACCAACACCCAGTCAGCAGAATTGAACTCTGCGTCATTTTATAAAGTTGCCACTAGCGCCAGCGAAACAATACCAACAGGCTCACAAAGTGATGCCGATGAGCTTTATTGCTATGTGGTTGTTATTGCTGATATCGATACAGCTGACCCGATCAACACGAGTAGAGTTGACACATTTGCTGATAACACCCACACACCCACTGCACTATCCACAGATGAGAACAACACGCTTAACCTGTTCTTCCATCTGAATGATGGCTCAAGATATCCAAATATTGATCCAGGCTTGATGGCCTTGGATATTCCGGTTCCACAAGCGCAGTCATCCCAATGCTCAGTGTCTTGGACTTGGCAGGCCTCATCGGGAACAGGTGTAACGCCTGACTTCCACCTAACACAAAGTGATCAAGGCCATATTATTTCGGTGGCTGTGAATTCAGCTAACACCAATCCAACCACAGCACCGCACTGCGACTACTCTTCGCCACCAACGACAATCATTCATCCGTTGAGAAGCACAAACACCACGGGTGATTTTGGGGGCGGATCAGTAGACCCTTCGAGCGATTTAACAGGTGGTATTGGCCCAAACAGTGAGACGTTCAATTACCTTGGTTTCGGTGGTCAGTTTGCTGCAGGTGTCGATGGTACAGCTGACTCACTGTTGTTGGACACCCCTTCTTCAACTTCAGCTAACGAGATATGGGGCGGCATTTGGAACCTGTCAGCCGGTAACGTTAATTTGAGCGGCAAGAAAATTTGCTGCCACTTTGGCGTCCAATCATCAGCCTACTGGGGTGGTATTGATTCCGTTGCCAATGGAGGGATTATCTTTGGTGTGCGGACCGATGACGGTGGCGGGAACGCGTACCGGTTCTGGAATGCATCGGCTATCAACTCAAAACCAACGCCTCTTGCTCAACATGCCGGGGTGTTTGAAGTTGATGACGCAACACTGGCTTGGGATGATGTTGGAACTGTTGACGAAACCGCTGTTAGCGGCTTGTTCATGGGTTTCAATAAAGGGGGTGCGGTTGATACCCGGGTAACTTATGCTGAGGTCCATGCACTGAATGACGTTCCCATTATCGGTGGCAGCGCTACCGTTCCAGCCACCCTAGAAACGTTCCTCGACTCGTTGAAAGCATCCAAAGTCATGACAATCAACAGTCAGGGCGGATCATCAACTAAACAGCTATTTTCAATGCAAAGCATGCAGGTCGGTGACGGCTCTGTCGGCGTTCATTTCCTAGAAGACAATGCTTCATTAGAGTTTGCCAAAACTGCCGATGCAGGCGAAAGAAAGCTGCAGTACAACGCGGGTGATAATTCAAACAGTCTGACGTTCTATGGCGTATCTGGCGATACCATCAGCTTCACGAACAGTGCGATATCTGGTGAGACTGTATGGGACTTTACGATTCACGCGAGTTCCACCAGTGCAGCCACTTGGAACTTTTCCGGCTTAGCCATCATCAATGCTGATGTAACGCTAAGGGATGTATTCACAGCAGCGTCTAGTATTAGCTTTATCAACTGCCCAACCTTTACGCTTAATAGCGCTGATTTATCAGGTGGTTGTACTTTCGATAACACGCTCGTCACAATCACCAGCTCAACAGAATTGGCAGATGTTGCTAACTGTACGTTCAGAAACAGAGACGGGGCAGGTGAATCTGCAATCCTTATCACAGGTAACCAGTCAGGCACCTGGTCTGATCCGGGCATATCAGTATCAAACAACACCTATGATATTGAGTACACCGGAACAACCGATTTCACGATTGAGTCAGCGACAAGCTTGACGGTAAACAACTCCGGATCTGGCACGTTGACCATTGATACGCCAACGGTATCGCTAACAGTTAACAGCTCCGAGGCCAGTTCAGACATCAAGATTTTCGAGACTGGCACCCAAACCATTGAGACCAGCGCAACGGGAACATCAGCAAGCACGACAGTGGCAGCAACCTATGACTGGACTGTACAGAAGGCTGGATTCTTACCTCAACGCGGTACAGGCGTTGTCTTGGGCGCCACCAGCGTCACGGTTGATGTTACCTTGGTGGAAGACCCTATCTACAATGGCTCTCATGGCTTAACGTTCACCACCGATTACAGCTACAACGCTTCGACACGGGTTATGACCATTGTGGCGAATCAAGAGGGCCGCGACCTGTACTCTGCCCTGATTGATGATTTTATTTCAGAGACAAGCTTAAGAAACTGTCCTTTCCCTCTGGTAGCCGTAGGGCCGGACAGAATCGATTTCACGGCAGTAGGTTATTACAACAGCGCCACGACAGTCGGTGCCACCATTGATTCGGGCGACATCACTTTTTGGAAAGGCGCGGGAATGGAGTGGGAGCACGACACCACCGGCAATCCAACGAAGAAATTCTACTCGATCAAATCCTCAAACACGCTGCAAGCCGGAACTGTTGTCGGCTATACACAAGTTGTGACTGGCACACCTTCTGCGTGCACACTGGTAAGTAACAAAGTTAACCAGGTTATCCAGTTCTTTGAAGACACCAACGGTGATGGAACGGCGGACTACAACTACACTGGCCACTTGCTATTCAAGGGATTCCAGACCGGGTATTACCAAGCCAGATGGGATGTTATCAATGACGGCGGTGTTACCACGCTGGAGCCATACGAATACAACATATCGCTCTTGCAGGACGCAATCGCAGGCACCACAGGTGACCAGTCGATATCGATTGCCACACTGACCGATCACACCAGCTCGCCATTATCAGTTGGTGGTAAAAGCTTTGATTACGAACTTGTTGATCCAGGCACCAATGATGCCGATGACTTGCTTGCGCAGCTGAACTATGACGTTTATAACGCCGTCAATACATCCATCAGCGGCACTCTTTACACGTCTTACCAGGCATTTGATTTACCTGATCTTGTTGTTGAAGCCGGATCTAATGTTGAGACTGAGCGTGGCTATTTTGAGGGTGACGGCGCTGTCACCGATTTGTCAGGTGTTTACTTATCCAGATCATCAGCAGATCACCCCGGCATAGCCAGATTCCAATCTAATGACGGCACTTATTACACGCCGGCAGTAACGGCCAATATCTCGATTACTGGAATGCCAACAGCCGGCGGATCGATTCGTTTACAGCTTCATAACGAAACCGCTAAAACTGCTAGCGCATGGGCCGGCACGACTGCTTATTCACAAGGTGACAAGGTACTAAGAAGCACTGGAGTTGGTAGCGAGCAAACCGCCGGCCTGTATTTTGTGGCCACGACCGGCGGAACCTCTGGTGCAAGCGAACCTACATGGGACACAACGGTTGGCAATACAACCGCAGATGGGACAGTAACATGGACATGTTACGCAATCCTTTACTATGACGCTGATCCAGGTGCCAGCGGTTATTCAGACTCTTACACCAATCTAGAAGAATTCAGTGCAAACGATACCTACCGAGTGCGGTTTGCAGAGCTGAATGGCACAACGTCATTCAAGACGTTCGAGACGACTGGTATAGCGAGTTCTAGCGGTATCACGGTGGTAGTATCAACCACTGAAGATAGCGTTTATGCGACCAATGCAATCGATGGTTCCAGCACGGCAGTCACCAACATTTACACGGCAGACTACACAAACAGCGAAATTGATTTAGATACTGACTTGGATTTCACCAACCCTAAAACTTTTGCTTTCTACTGTTACGAGCTCACAACATCACAAGGCATGTATCAGATATGGGGCGGGG